ATAAAAATCTGTTTTGATAAAACAAAATTATTTTTTTCCACACCCCTTAAAAAAAAAAAATTATTTTAAAAAAAAAATAAAAAAAAAAAAAAAAAATTTTCCCTAAAAAAAAAAAAAAAAAAAAGAAAAATACATTTCTTTTTAATTAATCGAGTTTACGGGATAGCAAGAGTTAATGGTTGGGAGAACTTTATTTTGTTTCATGAGATAACAGATTATAATGAATATTTGAAGGGACCCATATGGCGGTCTCGTAAGATTGCATTCTCTAAAGTCGTGAAGAAAAAGTGTATTATTTGTGGGTCAACATGTCGGATTGAGTGCCATCATAAAACCTATGATAGAGTTGGAAATGAGCTTGATAGAGATTTATGTTGGTTATGCCGCAAACATCATATTTTAGTCCATTCATTAATCAAATCAAATAGCATAAAAGAAAACCATAAAATATTTCGCCAAATCAAAATCACCAAGAGCCGGCCCGATAATCTCAGAGCAAAAGTTGGGGAATTATTATATCAATTGGAACGTGAAAAAGAGATATTTGAAAAATTAAAATCCAAAACCAAACGAAAAGCATCAAAACGAAATATCGCAAAAATAAAGGCGAGATTAAGGGTGTATGATATCGATGATATTTCAAAATTTGCACCTATTCCGCCAGATAAATTATTTATTGCTTGTATGCCGAAAAAGAAAAAGAAGAAACGAAAGAAAAAGAAAATGTTGGGTATTAAATTTGATGAGAAAGGATGGCCGATATTATGAATATTATCCACGTTTATACGGACGGGTCATGTGGGATGCTCCCAAATAGTCCTCACAGAAATCATATGGGTATTGGTATTTATTGCAAATACAAAAACAAAGAAATTAAATTTTCCCGCTATATCGGTCTCGGCACAAATAATATCGCCGAACTCACCGCCATCAAAGTCGCCCTGCAGAAATTAACCAAATACAAAAAGCGCACCATTAAAATTATTACCGATTCAAAATATTGCATTGGTGTCCTTACAGGTTGGAAATATAAGTTCAATATTGAATTGATAAATGAGACCAAGGAATTAATAAAGCTATACCCGAAACTCAAATTTAAATGGGTCAAGGGACATGATGGTGATTATGGCAATAAAACGGCGGATTATCTCGCCCAGGCCGCACGAAAAAAACTTCAAAATAATTGAAAATAAAGCTAAAGTTTTGTTGACAAGTGCCGATATTAGTTATAGAATGGAAAGAAACGGTTAAGAAACCACTAAATAAAAAGGAGAAATAAACATGGCACAAGCAAAAAAAGAAAGCAAAACGACCCCGAATTTCATGGATACCATTGGAGCATCTGCCAAGGTCGAGAAAAAAGCACCGGCCAAAAAAGCAGACGCCGCCATTATAAAGGATGCACCGGCTAATGTAAAGGCCGACATCACCGCCCTGATTGCCGCCAAGAAAAAGGCCAAGGAAGCCAAATCGGAAATCACCAACGCCGAAAAAAGCATCCTTGAATTTGGCCGGAAAAACCACGATGATGAAGCCTTTGCCGGACGCTTTAAAAAGAGCCGCAAGATTGCCGGAGAAGGGGACGATACGGTAAATTTTATCACCGCTAACAAATGGAGCTTCTCGCCGGACGATGTTGATGATATACAGGAAATCCTTGGGGATGCCGACCTGATTGAAAAGGATTATGTCGTAAAAATTAACTCGGAAGTTTTTACCGATGAGGCCAAGCAAAAAGAGCTGATGGAACTTTTGGGTGACCGATGGAATGACTTTTTTGAGACCACGGTAACTTATAAGGTATCCGAAAATTTTGACGAAGCCATTTATACCGAATTAAAACCGGACGGAATGGCCGACCTCAAAAGCCTGATGAAACAAAGCAAGCCTTCAATCCGCTAATACCTCTGAGCACGGGACGGGGATGCCGCCACATCCCCACGGCGATACAACATATAAATAGTATATTTTCCAAAATATACAACATGAGGTAAACATTATGAATCAAATGAGAAAAAACGAAATCGGCACGATGCTCGTAAAGGCAGAGATTAAATTTGCCGCCCGAAGTTACCTGACCGAAGGGTATAATAAGGACGATGCCATTGCCGCCGCCGCCGAAGATGTAAAAATCAATTACGATATCCCTGAAGAAAAAATCACCGCCGCAACCAAAAATTTGAAAATGTCGGAAATCGATGGGTTAGATATCCTGCCGATTACCGGATAGGTGAATTATGAATTATTATGACCCAACAGAATATGCCCAAGCTGACGAAACCGATTTGGATGCATACGAAGAGCAACAGGCATTATTAAATGAATCGCCAGAGGTGAGAGATGAAAATTAAAAAATTCAAATACTTTTATCCTGAAAAACCGGTTTTGATGACGGTAGACCAAGAATTATTTCAGGACTTATCCGATGATGACGATTGGATTGCAGAGCCGAAATATAACGGCAACCGATGTGTCCTTTGGGTAATTGATGGGCAGGTCGAATTTTGGGGACGTCACGGCAAAAAACTCAAATATAATGACGACCCCGACCCCGAAATTGTCAAGGAAATGAGCACAAAATTTCCCAAGGGAGTCTTCCTATTTGATAGTGAACTCCGTCACAACAAGGTAAAAGGCATTCGGGATAAACTGGTAATTTGGGACGTCTTTATTTGGAGAGATGAGCTATTAAATAAAATCCAATATTGGTCGAGACGGGCAATGCTTGAGGTAAGAATTGAGGATATGGATACGACCAAAATTAGCCTCATTGTCCAACATAGAACGGATTTTAAAGCCGCCTTCGAAAAATATTGCAATGACCCCACGGATGAATTTGAGGGACTGGTAATGAAAAACGTCCACGGGATTTTAAATATTGGCCGCATGTCCGCCGCCAATTCACTCTGGATGATGAAAGTCCGCAAACCTTCAGGGAGATATAAATTCTAAAAAGGAGAAATGAATATGAAAGCCAAAAAAGAAAAACTGGTCGTGACCGATTTACGGCACATCAACGGCAATGAGAAAGATTGCTTCAAGGTCGTAAAAATCACCAACAACATTAAATTTCAGATTGACCAATACCTCTCCGCCAAAGAGGTTGAGGATGAAATCAAATACAATCCCGATATGAATATTGATATCATCCCACGGAAAAAATAACCCCTCTCCCAAGGAAAACCTGGACTGACGGCAATTGTCGGAAAAGTGACAATTGTCGTCAGTAATATTAGATCCGGACTCCGCTAAGTCCCCGAAATGATTACAACCGGTTCAAGCGGTATATGGCACGGAACTTGCTATATATAGTGTCATAGTTAACTTATAGCTGACAGGGAGAAATGAACATGGCCGATTTTAAATACGGGGAAGAGGAATTTTTGAATAGAAAACCCACCATTAGTAACAGCCGCTTTGCTTTGGTAAGGACATCCGGCACCGGAAATTCAACCTGCCCAGTCCCGAAGGCCGAGCAGGTTAGATTGCAAAACCATTTGATTGACGATTCAATCGTATCCGATATCTTGACCCTGCTTTACGATATGGGAGAGGACATCATATCGATTGAATTATCACATCGCCGCACGACCCAACGGTGGGGGACGGCATGGACGGCCAAACGGAAGGTTGTATTATATCGCCATACAGCATGGTGCCTTTTGCACGAAATCGCCCATATTATAAATGATGGTGATGCCAGAGCCGAAGCCGCACGGATGAATGCACCGTATTTTCAATACAAACGCAAATCCCACGGACGGGAATTTGGTAAATATCAGCAGATGCTTTATGATTTATGGATGGAGCATATCGAGCCGAGATGGGATGCTTTGAAAGAAGCCGCCCTGAATGAAGCCGCCGACCCTGATAAAGCCGAGTTTGAAAAGGCTTTTGTCGCCGGACATTTTGGCATGATGGTATCTGCCGAAGTTGATGCCGATGGCCACACGATGAATTACATCGACAACAAAGGGGTAATAACCGACTATCGAAAATATTTGGATATGTTGGTAAAGGCCAGAAAGACGGTCGAAAAATTCAAGCCGCTTTTTACTCCGCCAAAACGCCGCCCGAACCGCCCAGTGGTAACTGGTGGGGAAGTAAAAGCCGGAGATAAGGTTTGGTTTTGGAATGGCAAACGTAAGCAATACAAAATCCACGGCACGGTAAAAAGAGTCAATCTGAAAACCTGCCGGATTGAAAATACCACGGAAGGGACGGACTGGAGAGTATCTCCTGCCCTGCTACATAAAGAAATTTAAACCATGTGGCCGCAAGGCCACGGCGAAGGAGCAACGATGAAAAGCATGAGGGAACTTCAGCCGAGAAAGGCTGTTCAAATTGTAAAACGATATCTGGATACTTTTAACGAAGATGAACTGGCCGATGTGGTCGCCTATATTGAGGATAAAAAGAATCCACATATATCCGATGACCCTGCCTTTGTCATATTGTTTGCGGACGAGCATGAGGCAAACATTGAAAAACGGGACGGGTATTGGTGGCTGATGAAAGGCAAAAAGGCCATCTTCAAAATCGATGAAAACGGGGACGTCACGAAGCCGAAAGGCCAAAAAGTCCTTGAAAATATTTTTGATAAATCGTAAAACCTGGACCACTTTTTGCATACAAAATAATTTGAGAAAAAGCTAAAGTTTTGTTGACAAGTGCCGATATCAGTTATAGAATGAAAGAAACGGTCAACAAAAGGGAGAGCTAAATATCATGACAAATATGCCCAAAGTAGACATCGAAAAAGCCAGAAAATCAATCAAAACTAATGCCGATTTGGAAGTCCATGAGGTAATCGATGGACTGGCCATCTTAGACCTTTTGATTAAAAAGGATGGCACCATCCGAGCAAGCAAACCGAAAGTTACGGTCAGTGATTCAATCACGGGGAAGGCCGCATACGTTTGGAGAATGGTTTGCTTTATGGTATCGCCGAAACCGGCACATATGTGCATGCCCTGCACCGCCGATTTTGACCTTCCGGCCTATAAACCGGACACGGAAAAATGGAGTTGTGTCGCCGCCAGAGCAATGGCAAAAAGGTTAAAGCCGATTGAGGATGCAATAGTTGATTCGGTAGACAAAACTGACTGGCACGGAGTTATCCGGTGGGGTCAGGTATTTGGAGCATTATAATGGATATCAAAAACGTGAAAATTTGCAAATGTAAATGTGGGAATATATTTTGGGACTTTAAAAAAACCGGTGTATGTCCGCATTGCACCGCCAAAGCCAAGGAGAAATAAAAATGATGACAGATAATGACGTTCATGATATGATGGAAGAAATGGGTATTTGCCCGAACTGCCACGACCATACGCCTTGTGGATGTGAACCGGTTGAGGAAGAAGAATATGATATGACGCCGATTCAAAATGTTTTGGGGGATGCCATAACCCGATTGAATGGATTGATATGTCAGAGCTAAAATATAGTGAGTCAAAATTACCTTATATCGAGCTGACAACCGAAGGCACAATTGACCACAGTGGGGATTACGGCATGTTAATTTTTAGCCGGACGACTCAGACATCCGATGGCTATAAATATATCTGCTATACCCACACTTATACCGACTTGGTCAAGGTCAAAAAGGGCAGTGGATATGACATGCATAAAATGACGGTTAAAGATTCCTATATTTTCAATATGAAAATGAAACGGGACGCCGAAGGTATTAGGGGAGTCCCGCAGGGAACGATACCACGCCGCCTTGTTGATTGGATTATAGCCATGTTTAATCCCTTTTTAATCGATGACGTCCTGCCATTTTCGGCCATCGAGCAACTCAGGCCGATTATTGAAGGCATGGATATCCCAACGATTCTTGATACCAAGGTCAAACGTGCATATAAAAGGAAGAAGAAAAAGGATAAGGTCGTGCCGGAACCGGTAAAATCGACTGGCACCTTGACCGATTTATTTTAATGAATAAAGGATTCACACTGATTGAATTGATTGCCGTGCTTTTAATCCTTGGGGTATTGGGGACGTTTGTCGCCAAGAGGTATATGAACTTCGATACCAACTCCAAGGCAAAGGTTGAGGCCGTTCAAAAGACCGCCCAAACCCGCAAGGATGGACTTTACAAATACGCCGGAATTGAGGAACGTTCCGAAGAGGATGCCGCAAACGATGTCGAAACGGAAGAAGAAAATAGTCTTGAATGAGGAACTGGCCGAGAGTCAGAAACTTCCGTTCGCCATTCCAACCGCACCGCCCACCAAATGGCACAAAAATAAAAAAGCATATAACCGCAAAAAAGAGAAATCAATCCCTAAAGAATAGCCTATGTTGTGCTTCTTTTGACAAACTCTCCCCACATTTGGTATAATAGTGGCATAGAAAGGTGGAGAGATGCCGAAGAAAAAAGTTAAAAATCCCAAGGGGAAGCATTATGTAACAAATCAGGAAATGATTGCGGAGCTGAAGCGGTTTAAGAAAACCGGCATTCTAAGCGAGAGATTACATTTAATATTTTACGAGATGGCCGAGAATATAGGCACGAAAGGCCGTTTTTCCGGCTATACTTGGATCGAAGATATGGTATCGGATGCATATCTCAAATGTTTAACCGTGGCACAGAAATTCGATACCAACCGAACAAATCCATTCGGATATTTTACAACCGTGATTATTCACTATTTTTGGGACGCCCTGGCGGGAGAAAAAAAGCAGAAAAATATCAAAGACAGGTTGCGGGATGACCAAATATCGCAATTATATCACCGCTATGGGATAACCTTTAAAGTGGGGCAGAGACATGGAACGAGTTAAACAACTATTGATTTTGACGGTTGGATTGCCGCAGTCCGGTAAATCCACGTGGTCAAAAAAGCAGGGACATCCTATTGTCAATCGTGATTCCATCAGGAAGACCCTTGGTGGAACCATCCGGTATTTTAAAGAGGAGAAACGGGTATCCGAAATCGAAGAACTGATGGCCGACTCTTTATTTAACGCCGGACATGATACCGTGGTTATGGATGCAACGCACCTCCGGCCAATGTATCGGACTCGATGGGATAAATGGGCAGCAGACCGCAATATAAAGCTTTATTTATTCCATTTTTACACCTCTCTGGAAGTATGTCAACAGAGAGCAAAACGAAATTACCCGGACGAGCCCGATTTTCCGAACATCATACGGAAAATGTGGGCCGGCACGACACTTGATGTTGGAGAAATACCTGAAAAGCAAATAAAATTCGGAGATTAATTATGCCCACGGCAGTTATTGGCGACCTTCACTTTGGGATGCGGATTACCGATGAGCGATTCATCGATTACCAAATGACCGAGTGGAGAAAATTTATAGGCTATTGCAAAGAGCACGATATCACCAACCTCATTATTTTAGGGGATTTTTTCGATAACCGGAATTTTATATCGGTCAAAATTCTCAATCTGGTTTTAGATGAAATTGAAAAGGCGGATATCAAAGTGCTTTTGCTCATTGGCAACCACGACACTCTTTTTAAAAATACGAGTAAAGTCAACTCTCCGGACCTGATATTTAAAAAGCATAAACAGGTCACAGTCCTTCAGGCCGCAGAGGAGATGGTAATTGATGGCGTCCCGTGCCTTTTCATCCCTTGGATTAATAAGGAGAATTGGAATGAAAGCCTGGCCGCAATAAAAAATTCCACGGCGAAATACTGCTTCGGCCATTTAGAGCTGCAAGGTTTTGAAATGACCAACGGTATTAAATGCACCGCCGGGATGAATGCACCGACCTTCAGGAAATTTAAACAGGTATATTCCGGCCACTTTCATCTGGTGCAGAAAAAGGGCAATATCCATTATTTAGGGTCGTTTTATCAGACCACGTGGACGGATTGCGGAGACCAAAAATTCGCTTATATATTTGAGGCCGGTAAATTAAAAGCAGTTCCAATGGCCCGATCGATATTCAAAAAGTTCTATTTTTCGGTTGGAAAACCGATTGATAATGAGGCCATCGAACAGGCGAAGGATTGCTATGTTAAAGTTTATATCAATTACAAAATGAAGGCAAAAGAAGAAAAACTTTTGTCAAAATTGATTGAATCTGCTATAAAATGTGACGTGATAGATATGAGTCTTTTGTTGGATGCACCGGACGATGGCGAAGTCACCAATGAAGATTTTATGGAAATCTTTGAGGGGTATATGGAAATCCAAGACGAACTGGATGATGACCTCAAGTCGGGTGTAATACAATTAATGAAGGAGACTTACAATGAGGCATTATCAGGTTGAAAGTGAAGTCACTGATTTATCGAATGCCGGAGTTGGCGATTTTGGATTTGATTCCGCCCGTGCGAAGTTATTATATCAATGGGAGATTACGGAAGATATTCAAGACCACTCGCCTTATTTGGAGTTCGGTTGGTATGGTTTCGTTCCACTTGTAATTTTCAGGAGCTAAAATGCATTTTAAAACTATCAAATGGAAAAATCTATTCAGTTATGGTAAGGGATGGACGGAGATGCCTCTGGACACTCAACAGACCATAAATATTGTGGGCAATAACGGGGCCGGTAAATCGGTCTTCGTTGAGGCGATATTTTTTGCCCTGACCGGCAAACCACTGCGGAAATGCAAAAAAGACCAAATCGTAAACATCTCCAACAAAAAAGACTGCCTTGTGGTCTTGGAGGTGCAGGCCGGTAAATCCAATTATATAATTTCCCGCGGGGCAAAGCCGAACGTCTTTACCATTGAAAAAGATGGTGCGATGATGGATGAGGCGAGCATGATGATGGAAACGCAGGCATATCTCGAGTTTGTGCTTGGATTTAGCAAGAAAAATTTAAAGCATACACTGATTATGTCCACGACTGATTATATCCCATTCCTGCGCCTCACAGCCGCCGACAAGCGGATGTTTATAGAGGACATCCTGGCAATTGAGATATTTTCCGTGATGAATAAGCTCGTCAAGGCAAAACTCTCGATTTTAAAGGATGAGATTCGGGATAATGAGTCGGCCATCGATAAACTCCAATATAAACTGAATATGGTTCTGGAGTATAATAAGCAACAACGCGAGACCAATGACGACCAAATCGCCGAGTTAGAGGGGAGCAAACAACGGGAGCAGGCATCCGCCAAAGATGAACTGGCCGCATTGAAAAAGCAAGCCGGGGAATTAAAGGTTGAATTAGCTGACCTCAAAAACCGGTCAATTGACCTCTTAAAGCGTACAGAAGAAGCCAAAGCCGCCCACGAAAAACTTGGTCTGCAGAAATCGGAAATTTTCAGGGAACTGCTCGACCACAAAGAGGTATTTGATGCCGACACTCAAAAATGGAAGGATAATATCGATAAAGGCGGGAAGGTCAAATGGAAGTTAAATACCGAACTGCATACCAAAGAGGAGACCCTTCAGTATTACGAAAGCACATCCGAGTGCACGGAATGTGGGCAGGCCATCGATGTCGATTTTGCTAAAAAGCAACTCAAAGACCTCCGGACCGAGATTGCGGAGCTAAATAAAAAGATTACCAAAATCGAAGCGGAGTTGGACAAGGTCGTCATTTTCAAGGAAAAGGTCGCCCAATATGAGACCGATAATGTCACTCCCCTGGATGAAAAATGCAAAAAGCTCGAAAAAGAAATGTCAGATTATCAGTTAGGATGGTATGATACCGAAAATGAAATCAAAGTGATTGAATCAAAAATTGAGGCCGGTAAAAAGGCCGGTAACAATCTTAAATCCACTCGCGAGTCTGTAATTGAGAACACTAAACGCCGGATATCGGATATAGAGACTTCAATTCAGGGTCTCCGGACCGAAACCCGCGGGAGTTTAAAAGATGAGGATGGGCCGGCAGAGGAGGTTTCAGCCGCCCAAATAAATCAAAAGCAACTGGCCTTCAAAAAGTTGGTGCACGATACAACGATTAAAATATTGAGCGATAAGGGGATTAAAACCTATATCATCAAGCGGTATATCCCGAAACTCAATTCACTGGTCAACCAGTATTTGAATATTTTATCTGCGCCATACGAATTATCCTTTAATGAGGAACTCGATGAGAAAATCGCCCTCAAGGGATACGATAAATTGTCATATAATAATTTTTCAGAGGGGGAACGGCAACGATGCGACATCGCCCTGCTTTTTTCATTTTTAGATATCGCCAAAATGAAAAACTCTCTGACCTCAAACCTGCTGATAATGGATGAGGTATTTGACCGGAGTCTGGACGATGATGGCATCCGCGGCATAATAAATATCATCGATTCCATGCGCCAGAAGGGATTCACGATTGCTAATATCTCGCATAAGCATCAACTGGCCGACCAGTTTGATGTGACTTATCGAGCAATAAAAGAGAGATTTTCAAGATTGGAGAAACAATAAATGGATTTCAGCGAATATCAAAGACGGACGGCAGATACCGATGTCGGCACATCAGCGCAGGATAACCTGAAACCGGGATGGATGTATTATGTCCTTGGTATCGGCGGAGAAGCCGGTGAATTTTTGGAAAAGGTCAAAAAACTTTTCCGGGACCACGGGGGAGTTGTTGATGAGAAGTTTAGGGCCGCGGTCACAAAAGAAATCGGCGACATTCTCTGGTATATGGCCCGATTATGCTATTTTATCGGGATTGATTTCAATAACGTTGCCCTGACAAACCTGGCCAAGTTGGAAAGCCGGATGGAACGGGGCAAATTACACGGGGATGGTGATGACAGATAATTAAGAACGTGCTATAATTGCCTAACAAATACCGGTTATTTGAAAAAGTTAGGCAATTATGAACATATTCTTAGACCTTATGAATCATCCGCACGAGTATTGGTGCAATGGTAAAATGAGGCCATATAATGACGAGCCAACCGAGCATTCCCACGGGAAATATTTAGTCGTAAAATGTAATAAATGTTGTAATGTCCCAGTCTACCATTTATTGAGGAGAAAAAATTGCAATACTTCGGAGGCAAACACTTCACGGCAGATAAAATAACCGATGTAATGAATACCATGATTAAAAAGGGTCAGGTATACCTTGAGCCCTTTGTTGGTGGCGGGTCAATCGTCTCCAAAATGAGAGCATCGGTAAAGCTCGCCAGTGATTCAAATCCCTATTTGATAGCAATGTATCAGGCACTTCAGAAGGGATGGGTCCCGCCGCTCAAAGTTTCTGAAGATGAATATAATGCAATGAAGCGGACGCCGGATATCAATCCCGATTATAAAAATCGCACCGATACCGATAATATTGACACCAACGCACCGGATTATAAACCACCTGCACCGGAGGTTGTTGGCTTTGCCGGACATGCCTGTGCCTTTTATGGAATCTGGTTTAATACTTATGCCCGTGACCCGAAGCTTGGCACGAATTTTGCAGAGAAGGGCAGGAATACCTTATTGCGACTGGCACCAAAAATTAAAAATGTCAAATTTTACAATAAGAGCTATCTTGACTGGAAGCCGAAAAATGCTTTTATATACTGCGACCCGCCATATTCGGATACAACACAACCGTATTATACCAAAACATTCGACACGGATTTGTTTTGGGAAACGATGAGAAAATGGTCGGAGACCAACACGGTTGTGATATCGGAATACAGTGCGCCGGATGATTTCTTTTGCATCGCCGAGATACCGACAAAGACCTGCGTATTTTTCAAGGATAAAAAGACCGGCATTATCGGCAAATCAGACCGGATTGAGAAATTATTTTCATTGACCAAATATAATCCGTGGGAAGGGATATTTTAAATGGCACCGGGAATTACATTTGATAAACAGGTATTTGCTTGTTTGAAAGAAAATTTGGAATTGGAACTCGAATTTAATGAGGATACAAAGGGACTGGAAGTCAAAGTAATGTTTGACGGTTATACCGAACCAGTCGCCCAAGAGACCGTTTATCTCGACCATTTGCATAACAGAAGGGATTTGGATATATGAGATATTTCGGCGGAAAAGGCACCATCGCTGAACCGATTTGTGAAATGATAAATCAGTGGATGAAACCAGGCCAAGGATTTCTTGAGCCCTTTGTTGGGTCGGCATGGATTGTGCGTAATGTCGCCGCCAAACACCGGTTCGCATCCGATACAAATCCTTATTTGATAGCGATGTATCAGGCACTTCAAAAGGGATGGGTCCCACCGACTCATTTCAGCGAAGATGAATATAAAGCCTTAAAAGAGGAGCCGGATACTGACCCTGCCTTGGCCGGGTTTATTGGTCACTTTTGCTCCTTCGGCGGGATGTGGTTTCAGGGGATTGCCAAGGATGCAAAAAAGCACAATTATATCAAAATGGCCGCAAAGACCGTTTTGAAAATGGCGCAGGATATTTGGGGAGTTGATTTTCGATGTAAATCATATGACGAATGGAAACCAAAGAACGCTTTTATATACTGCGACCCACCATACGCCGACACTGGGCAGGCATATTTTTCAACGCAGTTTGACTCTGAGAAATTTTGGGACACCATGAGGAAGTGGTCCGAAAATAATATCGTTATCATATCGGAATACAAGGCACCGGACGACTTTAAATGCATCGCCGAATATCGGGTCCGGATGAAATTAAACACGGAGATGCGAACTGAAAAGGTCTATTCAAAACATGCTTATGACCCTTTCGGAGGGATTTTCAAATGATTTGTTTCACATCCGATACGCCACTGAGGAGAGTCGAACATTTAACCAAACTGCTCGAAGAGGTTTTTGAGCATATACATTCGATTGAATTGTCGCCGCCTGATGAATCAAAAATTGACGATTTTGAAGAGCGGTTTATGGAAATCCAAAAACCTTCAAACGGTGTCGGAAGCTCCCGGAAGCTGCCGGACGCTGATGTTGATAAAACCCTTGGAATTGAGAAAATCATATGATATACGTTACCTCAGACCATCATTTCGGCCACGAAAATATTATTAAATATGAAGACCGGCCATTTCACTCAATGGGTGAAATGAATGCCGCCATGATTGAGTATTGGAACCGCTCAGTAACCAATGATGATATTGTTATCCACCTTGGGGATTTTTCATTGATGAAGCCGGATATGACGGTCGAACTCGTCCGCCAATTAAACGGCAAAATCATTTTAATCAATGGAAACCATGACCGCCGCACCCGGAGCTTTTGGGAGAATCGGGCCGGCATCCTGAAGTGGTATAAAAGGTCGCAATTAGTAAATAATATTTTATGGTTAACTCACGCCGTGGACTGGCATGGGGTAAATATCAAATCTTATGGCACCACGAATGGCCGAGTTGATGACCCACCATCCAGACCGTTTACAATCTGGACGGGTAAGAAAACTGTGCCTGAAAACGGCCATATAGTTTCGCTTAATAGGGATATCGTCCTGCACGGTCATACCCACGGCAAAATAAAGCAGGCCGGATATTTTATTAACTGCGGGGTTGATGGATGGAACTTCACGCCGATACCTCTGCCGACTATTTTGCCGCCGCTTATCGTGAAATTTGTTAAGGAGTGGATTATTGACGAATGCTTGTAAGCATGGATATGTCTATGCGCTCGTCCGGCCTTGTTGCATTAACGCCGGATGACGAACTCGTTGAATTCGAAATAATAAAAACCACAAAAGATGACTTCCCCGATACCGAGCAGTTAATCGCCTTCATTGTTTTGTCAACGATGCTCTTTATCAATCAGGTCAAGGCCACGAAATTTGTTATTGAAGGCCTGGCCTTCGCCGCGAATTCGTCCAGTAAGGATATTCTGGCCGGTATTTATTGGGCTATTAGGACAGAAATCTGGACAAAATGTCCGGATATTTTAATCGGGTCAATTCCAGTTCAATCTTGGCGGAGCAAAGTGCTCAACAAAGAAGACCGCAAATATGCCAAGGAAAATTACACTCCCAAAAAGGAAGCCCTCAAAATCGCAACCGTTAAAAAACTCCCGGCTGACATTTCTAAGATTTTTCTTGACTATCTGGATCTAATGAGTTACGATAAGAAATCAATGTATGACCTGGCTGATGCTTATTTTTTAGGAAAACATCGAAATTTTTTGGAAAAAAGCTAAAGTTTTCTTGACAAAGGCCGATATGGATTTTATAATACAGATAATCAAAGACCAGATATATTTTTGGGTCAATTATTTTATAATGAAATGGTATTTTGAAGTCTTTTTATTTTGGATGTAAGGAGAGATTGTGAAATGCAAATTACTATTAAAATCAAAAAATTTACCGGAAAGCACTCAATAAAAAAGGTCGAAGAAGAAAACCTTAAATCGGAACTTTACAAACTGGCCGATGATATGGTAAACGGGGACGTTGCCAGTTTTCAAACAAAATCAGATTATCAAACATTGGAGAATTAAATATCATGGAACCGAAACTGCACTTCGTAAGAGCCGAGCATAATAAAACCGGAGAAATCAAACAGGGGAAGGTCAAAGTTTTTGATATCGGAAATGTAATCAAAGTCTTTGGTCGCCACGGATGGATTGTAACCAAGCATTATGAAGTTTTGAATGGGAAGGATTAATATCATGGAAATTAACGCCGGATTAATCATTATAATTGGAGCATTGGTTATCGCATGTTTGCTCTATCACTTCGGCAACAAAAGCCTCCGAAATGAAAAAGATTTTTATAAAAAGAAGGCTATTGATGTCGGATTCAGAAAAGGTGGAGCATTTAAAAACCGCCTAAAAATCGAAAATGCACTCAACCGTGAATATATGCAACGAAATTAAGGAGATTGATATGCCGTTATTTAATGCTGCTGAAGAACAACCAGAGCCGAGTCGGGCAATTCTATTTGAAGAAATCGTCCGCCAACTCGCCATCGATACAGGAAAGCACATCGATGTTATTATCAATGAGGTCGCACGGCATTACGAAATCGAAGAAAAAGAAATCACGAGCCTCCTCAAAAGCATCGACTCAGTTTTTGTCGATGAGACAAACCGTATTGTCGGCTTTATTGATGGGACGCCGATTAAACGGACGACCTATCATATGACCTGCCTTCGTATATTCAAAAAGATTATTCACTCCCTTCGCCACATTGAAACCTTTGACCCGAACAACCAAACGCACATAAATTTTATTACAGAATCGATGTATGATTTTGTCAAATCCAGATAAAGTGAGGTATAATATATCATGGCTGAAAATCAAACACAAGGATACATGGATTTATCTAAACTGCCGAGCAACTTGAGCAATTATCACGTCCATCACAACGCCGAGTGCGTCAAATGTGGCACCATCGAAAAAGAGATGGTCAGAATCGGTGCCGTCATTTTCTGCAACGGATGTGTCGGGGATGAATTTTCGTCCGATGACCCTGTCCAAGAGGAACGGGAAAGGTATTTGCACTGGTTGCGGGTCGGCTATAAAAAACTGGAGGATGGTATATGAGTCAATTTTTCAACACTCTGAAGAAAATATCCGGCAACGAGTTTGCTTTTACAATCGAAGAGGAGAATCCATACGAAGTCAAAGAGTGGATTGATACCGGCTGTTATGCCCTCAACGCCGTTTTATCGGACGGGGATATCAATAAAGGCATCCCAAAGGGTAAACGGGTCATGATTTCTGGCGAGTCCGGTGTGGCTAAATCCCTCTTCGTTTCCATTATCATCAAAGCCTTTTTAGACCAGACCAAAAACGCCAAGGTTGTCTTTTTTGAATCTGAGGCATCCACGGTCATAGAAATGGCGAAGCAAATCGGCATCCCGGACGACCAGATTTTGATTTTGCCGGTGCAGACCGTTGAAGAGTTTCGAACTCAGGCGAGCAATATCATCGATAAAATCGTTGAGGCCAATGGCAAAATTGAGGCATGGAATGCCGCCGCCAAAATCGAAAATGAAAAGGCCGTCAAAAAGGCCAAGGGTAAAAAGGATAAACCAGAACTCAAAAAGCTAAAAGACCGGCATGAAATTATCATGGTATGTGATAGTTTGGGAAACTTGGGGACGATTGCCGAGTCCACTATTATCCGCACTGACAAGCGGTCAAAAAAAGGTGGGTCGCAAACCCGAGATATGACAAGAGCGCAGCTTATTCGGGGAATGAGCCGCACTATATCGCTTAAAATTGCGATGGCGCAGATACCTTTCTTGCTTGTGAACCACACTTACAAGGTGATGTCTGAATATGCCGAAGATGAAACCTCTGGCGGAGGCGGAGTCAAATATATGTCCGATATTTCTCTGGTGCTAACAAAGGCCAAGGAAAAGGATTCAGCCAAGCAACAAATCGGCATCATGGTCACGCTAAAAACCCGCAAGTCCCGTTATATGAAGGAAAACAAAGAGGTCAAGGTATTGATTTCCTTTTCACGGGGGATGTATCGCTTCAGTGATTTAGTAAATAAAGCCGCTGAGTTAAAGGTATTCAAAAAGGATGCTCAGAGCTATGTTTTACCGGATGGGTCTAAGGCCAAAATGAAGGACGTCCGGCAACATGCATCCAAATATATCACCGGAGACGTTCTGGAGCAACTCCGCAAAGCCATCCTGACCGATTTTGGTTTTGGCATGGAAGATAAAAAATTCTCATTTTTTGATGACATGGAAGAGGATATCGATGATAGGTCTGATTCAGAAGTTGAAGACGATATTGACCAGGAGTTGGAGAACTAATTATCGAAGGCCTCCTCAAACGGTAAAGCCGGACGATTATGCCGTTATTAAATTGAAGAGGTTTGATAATTTACCCGTGGTTATTATGGTTGATAAATCAAACGGCGGGATATCTATATCTTATGACGACAGTCAATACGATGAGACGACCAAGCAATTAATTAACCGAGAGGTTCAGGCGATAATTTCAAATGAATTCGAAAGGGTGATAAACGATGGCAATGTATGAATATGAGTGTCCCGATTGTGAGCTGACCTTTGAGGTAATTGATATGAAAAATAAGGGGAAGGATAAGCCCTGCCCAGTTTGCAAACGCCTCTGCAAAAAGGTCGAGATATCGCAAAGCAACTTCCACTTAGGCAAAACCGGTGTCGGATGGCACAAGGATGGATATAATCGTCCGAGAAGTATTGCGGACGGGCCTGGCGGTGAAGTTGGAACCAGAACATCCGGCAAAACCGTTATTCCAGTCAGGAATAAAAACATTCAAATCGAGCCCGATAAAGATACAACCAAGAAAAAACGGCCAAAACTAAAAGTTCAAAAGTGACAATTTACTGCATACGTGGTATCCTATAATTCATGGAACATATTTTATTAGAGCAGTTAATTGAAAACCATAAGTTTTCCCGCAAAGTAATCCCATATATTGAGCACTCTTACTTTGACGAGTTTGAAGACCGCACCATTTTTCGCATCATTCGCGCCTATGTGAATAAGTATCACAAAATCCCGTCCTATAATGTGGTCAGGGTCGCCCTGTCAAAATCGGATAAATTTTCCGAAGACCAGTTTGACAATATTATGGAACGGATACAGGGGATTGAAGAGCAGACCAAGGAAAAATATAACGATACTTGGTTATTTGATGAGACCGAAGAATGGTGCAAAAAGCAGGCACTGGAAAATGCCATTGTCACCGCATCGGATATTTTACAGGATGAGAAAAAGTCCAATAATGTCGTTTTTGACCTTGTAAAAAATGCACTGGCCGTCAATTTTGACACGCATATGGGGATTGATTTCTTTAATGATAGCTCAATCGCCGAGCGATGGAAGGCATACAATGCGGTCACGACAAAATTTGCCACCAAATTATACAAATTTAATCTGGTAACAGGTGGCGGGATTGAGCCAAAAACCCTCTCCTGCGTGATGGGTGATACAGGCGAAGGCAAAACGAACTGCATGGCATCGATTTCTGCAGACCTTGTTTCCAATGGTAATAACGTTTTATACATCACCGGCGAAATGTCGGAGGAGAAAATCTCCCAAAAGCATGAAGCCAACTGGCTTAATGTTGAGATAAACGACCTAACTGATTTAAAATTTGATACCTTTCGGGGTAAAATTAATCAATTAAAGCAGAAACATTTCGGCCAATTGATTATAAAAGAGTTCCCAACCGGAGCATTTAGCACGGCCACGATTCGCGCACATCTCGAAGAGCTAAAAATTAAAAAGGATTTTGTGCCTCAAATTGTGGTTGTGGATTACATTAACCTTATGCGATCGGACCGATATTCTGAAGGTAATTCATATTCTATTATTAAAGCCATCGCAGAGGAATTGCGGGGACTGGCCGTTGAATACAAAATCGCCATTCTAACCGGCACTCAAGTAAATCGTGGGGGAGCAAATTCAACCAATATTAGCATGACCGATATCGCAGAGTCTTACGGATTACCGGCCACGTGCGACTTTTTATGGGCAATATGGTCAACCGATGAGTTGAAAGAGCAGAATATCCAGATATGGAATCCACTCAAAAACCGGTTCACAGGCATCGTCAATTATAAATTCGGGGTTAATACCGAGTTTGCATATGGCCGGACACGGGATTTGAGCAGGCCGCAGGCCGCAGATATCATCATTGAAAACAGTCCGAAAACAAAGAAAATGATGAAAAAATTTCATGATAAGCTAAAGTTAAAACGGTTAGAGGTAAATAGAAACAGCAAGGAAGATTCAGATAATGGCGGAATGTTCAAATAAATTAAATTGTCCACGATGCCGCCGAGAAGTCACCCCGGTGCAGAAAATGGGTGGTCAAATATGCCCGTTGTGCCGGATAATCTTAGAACCTGTAACAATCGCAGAGGTAATTATGGACCCCGACCCGATACCAGTCGAAAAAGTAACCGATAAGCAAGTTTAATCGGGGTATAGCTCAGTCTGGCAGAGCGCGCGGTTTGGGTCCGCGAAGTCGGAGGTTCGAATCCTCTTATCCCGACCATTTTAAAGGGAATTTTCTATGCAAACTTTTAAGCAATATCTGACGGAAGGTAAAAAGAAAGCCACCCGCGAACAAGCACAAGACCTTTATAAAGACGTTCTTCGAGCGATTAGACCCGATATGCATGATAATCTTCGGCAGTCCGGTGAATGGTGGGATATGTCAATTCGGGCATATGATTTTTTCACAGAACGGCCGGGAGAAGAAGATGATGACCATCCCAATTTCACCGGCGATAAAAAACTCAACAAAATCCTCAAATCGGTTTTAAAAGGTTATGAATTTCAGTTCTGGCCGGAGGAGAAGAGTTGGATTACCATTCACGTCAAAGCCAAACCCCTGAATAAAAAGCAGCAAAAAGCAGACCTCAAAAAATTAACTCAAACGGTTCTTGAATCGGTCCGGAATGAGAGATTTAAATCAAATGACCGATGGGTGCGGGAGTATTACGAAGAGCTGCAAGAACTCCTGAAAAAATGGAAAAAGAAATTTATTAAAAAAGAGGACTATCTCACCTTACAAAAGAAGGCAAAATGGGGTGATGAGGAACTCGCACTTGAGGCCTGGCTGAATACAAAATGAAAAGCTTTCAAGCAATATTACTTGAGCAAATGGACAAAATCCCGCTCACGACCAAAGAACGTGAGGAGATGAAGAAGCGTTTCGGTAACCCCGGCTGCTCGATTGCCAAAAATAAACGTGGCGAATTCTTTGCCTATACTCACCGGGCACGGACAAAATTTTACCCGTCCTTGGCTGAATTACCTAAAGATAAAGTCAAATTTATAGCAAGCACGAGTTAACTATGCAATCATTTAAACAATTTTTAGAAAAAAAGCCACCGAAGCCATCGAAAGAGGATTTATCCTTGGCAAAGCAGGCCAGTTATAACGATGAAGATGATGTAATTGTGACTTATAATCCAAAAAATAATGAAATATTTGTTGTCACAAAAGGCACCGGCCACTTTGATGATTATGCACTGGCAACTTTTAGACGTGGGAAACTGGTCACTGAGGCCTTCAAATGGCCGAGCAAAATAGCCAAAAACTTCCGCCTCACTCCGTTATCGATTGATGAATGGTGGGGGATTGAAATTGATTTCAATTGGAAGCAAAAAGATTTTTATAAAAAATGGCTTAAATCGACAGGTGGTGACCAAAAGGCAGAGATTGAATTGATGGAAAAGGTCGCGGCTGAAGCCAAAAAGTCCCCTCAATGGAAGGCATTTATGAAGAAATTCAATAAGATTTCCGTTGACCGAAGCTCAATTGATAACTCACAGGTGACCCAATATATACCGAATTTCAACCCGCGGGATTTTGACGATTGGAATTTTAACGATGTCGGCGGGAATATATCCGCAACCACCAGGGACGAATAAATGGCTGAACTTTTTACATATCGTGGAGTCGTAAAGCGGGTCGTGGACGGTGATACCGTTGATGCTCAGTTGGATTTGGGATTTGGGATTTTAATGAACCAACGCTTTCGAATTATGGATTTGGATACGCCGGAAACTTGGCGACCAAAATCAATCGCCGAAAAAGAGCACGGGACTGCCGCCACGGAGAGGGCAAATGAACTTCTCATTGGTCACCTGCTTATATTTAAATCGACTAAAGTGCCACAAATATATGGCAGATATGGCGCACATATCACTTTACCTGACGACAGGGATTTTGCCACGGTAATGATAGAAGAGGGATTTTCAAAAAAGGAAAGCTATGAAAACGTTTAAGGACATTTTGGCAGAAAAAACTTTAAAAATCACCGATGATTTAAAACAGCAGACCAATTTTATCATCGATGATATTGACCAATATGTGAACGAAGGCGAAGACATCTTGAAAAAGATTCCAAAAGCGAAAGCCGCCCATAAAAAATTGGTCGCTGATTTTGCAAAATTTCAAAAAACAATGACCGAATTTCTTGGCACGGTTGCCAAGCACGATAAAGGATAAAAAAATGGGTAAAAAACTATCACAAACAATGCGGGAAGAATTTGCCGAGCTTGAAGAGGATATGGAAGATTTTATGATGCATACCGAAATCGCCGCCGATGAAGCCGGTGACCAACAGGCCAATATGATGAAGGCATGGAATCCGATGGATAAGGCATATGAGGCTTTTAAAAAAGCTGTAAAAATATTCATCCGTGCACAGAAAACTCTCAATGAGTCGGCTAAAGATAAAGCATATATCAAAAAATATGGCCAAAAAGCATTTGATGAATTGCAAAAAGGACGGAAAAAAGTAAACACGGCAGCAAAAAGGGAACGTCCAGGGCCGGCAAAATATGAATCTGGCGGAGTCAAATCAACTTTCAAGCAGTTTTTCGCCGAAGCCAAGTCAGACCGCACCATCCTTGGTCAAATTAAACTTGGAAAAAATGATGAAACGGATTTCTGGAATGCCATCGGATGTGTTTTGGAAGGGTCGATGTCTAAAAAGGATGAAGACCATATCGTTAATGACCTGATGAAGCGGAGCAAAATATTCGTCACTCCGATATTGTTAAAGGCCATTAAAAAGGCCATGAAAGGTGCGCCGAATGATTGCATCGATAAAACGGAACTCGCGGCCGTCAAAAAGGTATTTGATGCGACCAAAACTCCTCTTCAGCGGACAAAGGATGCAATGAAGGCCGGTAAAATGCCAAAACGGGCCGGTAAAAATATCACTGAGGCCAAAAAGACCAAAATCGTCACCACTGAAGACCAAAATCATTCGCATGAAGGCGAAATCGATGATGAGGGTGACGGCCAGACGACAAAAACTCTGGCAAAAGCAAAATTTGCAGTTTCCGACCACGTCCATAAAATATCCGGCGCAGATGTAAAACCTGGCGGAAAGAAAAAGCACAGCCACCTTTTAAAGGATTAAATAATGGGTGCATTCAACAAACTTCTGGCGATTACATTCGCCGCCTTACTCGCCAAACCTTTCTCAAAATGGAAAGCTTTTGAAAAGGGTTTAATCGATGAGAAGGGCAATAAACTTCGCAGGCCGCAAAATCAACCCGAACGGGATGCACTTGGTGGAATAAAGGATTTCGTCCGCAAATTGAAACGGCTTTTGATAAAGGTCGTGCCGGACAGCCGCCTTTTGGGAGTATTGGTTGCCGCATTTTTACTGAAAAAGGAATCGCAATTATCTGAGGCGGAGCAAGCGGTAAAAGCATCCATCGAAGAAAATATGACAGAAAAGGAGATTGATGATATAATTAGTCATCTCAAAATATTGGTAAAAATGAAATTGGAGTAAGGAGTCCCAAATGAAACCGTTACCACATCTTGTAATTTTTCTTATATCAGTCCTTTTAATTTTAGGGGGATGTGCCAGTCAACAACCAATGCCGACTCCGACCAAACCGGCAGAGTTAAAAATAACCATCACAAACCTTGGCCGCAATGGAGCAGGCGAAAAGGCCAATATTGAAATAAAACAAGGCGATAAAATCCACAGGTCAATGGAAGTGGATAATCCTGGCATGAAATTATCGCAGTTATCCGCCATCACCTCAACCAATAAAGCATTTATCAAAATATTTTCCGGCCTATCTGTGGCCGATGTAACCCGCACATGGAACGACCTTTTATACCTTGAAAACGAGACCAATATCCGAGAGGTAAACATTTTCATTGATTCACCGGGTGGCGATGCTTTTTCCGGTCTCGCTCTGGCCGACCAAATCGAGATATTTAAGAGAAAAGGATTTAAATTCATCGCTCATGCAACCGGTATCGTGGCATCCGCCGCCGTTCCGGTATTTGCCGTTTGTGATGAGACCCACGCTTCTGAGGCGACCATATTTATGGTTCATGAGGCCGCACTTTGGAAATGGCCGGGACGGGAGACCGCAAGTGATATCCGGTCACAAGGGAGATTGATGGATTTATTGCAACGCCTATATTTAACCAAATTGGTCAGGCACTCAAAGGTTGATTTTGAAGCATGGGAGTTAATGGAAGCCCGAACGTCTTGGTTTGGCACTAAAAAAGCCGTGGAGTTGGGAATCCTTGACCATATTGATTAGGGGTAAATAATATGCCGTTACCAAAAGTTGACCCCGATGATACCGAAAAGGGGTATGTTGAAAAGTGTATGACGTTCCGCAGTAAGGAAAAAGATTTGACCGATGATGCGGAACGTAAACAGTCTCTGGCGATGTGTTTCTCAAACTTTCGCCGTGAGCGGGGCATAAAAGAAGATGCTCCGAAAACTATGTTCCAAATATTGCAAGAGAACGAATAAAAATCCCAACAATCCAATTTTAACAGGAGACCTTTATGGAAACCAGAAAGCCGGAAGAATATCGAGATGGAATGACATTTTTACAATCAGAGATTATTAGCTTAATCCGGCAGGGAGTTGACGACACCGCCGAAATATCCGACCTGTTGGGATGCACTCCCGACTGGATAAACAAAACAAAACGTCACTTCGCCGCATATATCAATGAGCCGAAAAAATGGCAAAGCAAAAACCTGCAATATAAGGTGCAGGCATCTTTGCAAAAAGCAAGGGATAACCTGCGGGTCGAGCGGAAACAATTTCGCGAAGAAATCCGGTTCCATAATACCACGGGAGAATTATACGAAGAAATCGCCCAACTCCTGCGACAGGAAGGCCGGTATAACGAGTTTAATACCTATGTCCACGCCGACTGGAATGGCGAGACCGAAGGCATTTTTCAAATATCAGATATCCATTTCAACGAACTGGTCGAGATGCCATTCAATACCTTCGACTTTAAAATTGCCGCCCAACGGTTGCAAAAATATGTCGTCCGGGCACGGAAGATTTTTGATTCCCACGGGGTCAAAACCGTCCACGTTTGTTTTACCGGAGATATGCTCAACTCAGACCGCCGCCTTGATGAGGTAATGTCTGCCGCCACAAACCGTGCGAAAGCCTCCGTATTGGCCGCAATGATTCTGAAGCAAGTCCTTATCGACCTGAATCAAACTTACAACCTGAAAATCTATATGGTCACCGGCAATGAATCACGGATGAATAAAGAAATGGGAGCATCCGAGATTATGCAGACCGATAATTACGATTTTATCATCCATGAAATGCTTCGGATGATGTTTTGGCAAAAACCAGGCGTCAAATTTATGGAAGGCAGTCCCATTGAACAGCCGATTGAGGTGATGGGTAATAATATCCTGCTTATCCACGGCCATCAAATCAAAATGTCGCAGGGGTCGAGCCAGATACAACGCCTCAAGGGTAAATGGTCAGATTATTTGCAGGATAAAACAATCAATTACGTTTTATTCGGTCACTTTCATACCGCAAGAATCACCGACCTTTTTGCAAGGTCCGGAGGTGTCTGCGGGGCAAACGCCTATTCGGATAATCAACTTCAGCTATCCTCTCGCGCCAGTCAAAATTGTTTCTTAGCCGACAGGGATGGTATCCACGGCATGAAAATCGACCTGCAAAAGGGTTATGATGAGTTTGACGGCTATAAAATTGACCCAATGCTCGAAGCATATCGAGTCACCGCCGCAAAACGGGTGCCTTGGATGCGGGATAAAAAGATTTAATTGGTAAATATAAATAATGCCTAAAACTTTTAAACAGCATTTTGACGAAGCCAAATTACCGGACGGGATGTATCCGACTCCGATGGTTCAGCTTTCTCTCAGTTGGGCATTCCGCAATAAAAAGTTTAACACGTGGCATAAAGCATATAAAAAGCATATCGGTGATTATTACGACAGCCTGAAAGATTTCCAGGCCCAAGGCGGAAAAGCTTATGGCCGGAGTTGGTCGGCAATGGTCAGTTATCATGTCCAGAATACCGATTATGACTGGGAGCCTGGCATCAATAAATTTTGGGCTGAGATATCCAAAAAATTTAAAATAACGCCCGAAGATTTAAACTATAAACCCGGACAATCCACATATCAAGCTCGCACGGGATAAAATGAAATCACTCAAAAACTTAATCGAATCCAAGGTTGACCCGGCCGATAAAGCCGCCGCCAAAGCAATCGAGAAGGCATATCCTGACGTCAAGTTTAAGGAGATAGCTCGTAAATCGGTTATAACTTTCAAAATGAAAAATTTTATCGATGAGAACGATTTCGATAATTTTGCCAAGATTGACGGCATAATGGCCTTCTTGAAAAAGAAATATAAGGGAGCAATTGTCTCCCACGATTTCGACAAATTTATCGTGGAGGAATTATGAACGAAATATATGTGCCAACCCATTTTAAAGCCGCTGAATTGGTGCCGAAAGCCCTGTATAACAAATATAAATCCCGTGGAGATAGTTGGTTTTTCCAGACAGTTTTTGACCCCCGGTTGCTAAAAGTAATCGATGGCATCCGAGAGGATTTTGGGTCGATGACCATAAATGACTGGTCGTGGGCCGGCCCAAATCAATATCGTGGCTTTAGACCGCCCAACTGCGGAGTCGGAGCAACGCTCAGTCAGCATCGCTTTGGTCGAGCTGCAGACCTTATTCCCAAAAATATCCATCCAGATGAAATCCGTGACCATCTAATAAAGCACCAGAATGATGAGACCTGGAAATATATCGGTGCACTGGAAATGGATATATCTTGGTTGCACGTGGACGTCCGGCAAAGAGGAACGGACGGTCAAATAATGAAATTTTATCCCTAATTTTTGTCAAATATTCATAATTGTTATATAATGGTGTTAAACTAAAAGGAGTGATTGTATGGGTAAATCAGGCATCGCCTTCGATTTTGACGGAGTGATTTGTGACGCATATGATATTTTTCGTGGCCATTATTTCGATATGTTTGGTCACAATATGGAATCTGAGCATGACCACGGCACATTTGAATTTGATATTGTCGATAATGAAATGTTTGAAGATTGGTGGTGGAAGGAAATACCAGTCGCCATTGCTCAATATCAGCACATCGCACCGCCCACTCACGGGTCTCCCGAAGCCTTAAAAGCCTTTTATGACCAATATGGAGAGGTCGTTATTATCACCGCACGGGAACCGTCTGATGCCGTGATGCAAGTTACCAAATTATGGTGCGATAAGGTATTGCTCCATCCCTATGAAATTCATTTTGTGGCATCTTCATCGGAAAAGAAAAAAATAATGATGCGGGAAGGCATTATCCATTATGTGGATGACCGGTTTAAAACTGCTGTCGGATTATCCGAAATTTTGGAGACATCTTTTTTATTCAACCGGCCTTGGAATACTTTTCGACTGACTGGAATGGATAATGTCAAACGGATTGATACGTTATGGCAGATGAAAGAGATATTGGATGCAAGGATTGCATAAATTATTGGCAGGATTTAAAAGCCTGCGGTAAACACTCGATATTTATGCCGGATGAGGTTTGTGATGATTTTGGAAAACGGCCGGTTGAACATGACAAACTGAATGATTGGAGAATTTTTTGGGGTTAATGAAAAAGATATTATTGGTTGATTTCAGCAATATTGCATGGGCAACCTTTCACACCAATACCAAAATCACCAAAGATACGACCTTATCGCCCAAGCAGGTGCAGACCCACTGGAAATACCTTATGCTGAACTCCCTTCAGCGATTAAAAGTAAAGCATGCCCCAAATGAGGTGGTCGTTTGTTTCGACTCATATTCTTGGCGAAAAAAATATTTTCAGTATTACAAAGCACGGCGGGAGATTCAACGGAAAAAATCTAAACTGGATTATTCCGTATTTGTGGAAGTCATTGAGCAAATCCGAGACGAACTGCGAGAATTCTTTCCTTTTAAGGTCGTGCAGGCACAATGGGCAGAAGCTGATGATATAATCGCCGTCTTAGTCCACCATTTAGGCCACACGGCCTCCGAAATTATCATAGCAAGCCGTGACAAGGACTTCAAACAGTTATTGGGACCGGGCGTCAAATTATGGGACACTCACGATTGGAAATGGATAAAATGTCCAAACCCGAAAATGTTTTTGATAAAACATGTAATCGGCGGAGATGCGGGGGACGATGTCCCAAATATTAGATCCGATTCTGATACATTTATCACCGAAGGCAAACGCCAAAAAGCCTGCGGGGTCAAAACTATCGATAAAATATTGGAGCAGGGACTCGAAGAATACATAAAGCAAGAGGGTCTGCTCAATAATTTCAAACGCAATAAACGGTTAATCCGGCTGTCAAAGCAAATGATACCGGATATTGTGTGGTCCGGATGCATAGAATCCTATGACAACGAGCCGGACAAAAAAGGTGATTATCAGCTCTTGACAAAATACTTCGGTCATAATAGAATGAGAAAATTAGCAAAATCTATCGATAAGTTTTTCTAATGCCGGTTATCGAAGCCTGCCCATGTTTTATGGGACGCTGTTGCAATACATTAACCTGTAACCAAATAAACTGTTGGAGGATTGCACGAATGAGAAATAAAAATGATGATTATAAGCCAACGATTAGGGTCTATTGTAAAGGATGTAAAGCCTGGATTAATGAAGCCGAGACAATTTTTCTGGACATTTCAGAGGATATCCAAGGGGCAGATATTTTGGCCTTTGAATGTAACCAATGTGGGACTAAAAATACATCAAGGAGAATAGGGTAAATGAATCCAATTTCAAAACCGAATTATTTTATGAGTCTGGCCTTTTTGTCAGCTCGCCGGAGCAAAGACCCGTCCACGCAGGTCGGTGCCTGCATCGCAAACCCCAAAGGCCGAGTTGTTGGGATGGGATATAACGGCTTCGTCAATGGATGCAAAACCGATTTCTCATGGGAACGGGAAGGGGATGGATGGGCAGATACCAAATATCCATTCGTTGTCCATGCTGAAATCAATGCCGTTTTGAATGCCACCGGACCGACCGAAGGTTCAACTATTTATTGCACCTTATATCCCTGCAATATCTGCGCTCAAGTAATCGTGCAGGCCGGTATCAAAGAGGTGGTATATTTTTCCGACAAATATCATGATGCTGATTTTACCAAACAAGCCCGACTGATATTTCGGAAGGCCGGTATTGGGACTCGCGATTATAATTCGCTTGCACCGATTATCAATATCGAGTTTTCAACCGGAGTCGATTTGACGGCCATCCGGCCACAGGAACGATGACAAATAACCAATAACGGAGCTATAATGAAGAAAAATATTAAACGGAAAGACGATAAAGGGACAAAAATTATCCCAAAACTGAAGGTCAAAAAGACCATCACAAACGAGCGAGTTGATGAGATGGGTAAAGAAATTCGAAAATTTACCTATGGCCAGTGCCTTGCTTTAAAAATGGTTCTGGATAAGAGACTCGCCGCCACGCGAGCATAAATTGATTGAAAACATTATTCATGAATTGCCACTTCCCTTGCTTGAAAAGAAGGGAGACCATTGGAATTTCCGCTGTGTGGTATGCGGGGACAGTCTAAAGTCCGACACCTTAAAACGTGGTTGGATTTTATGCAATGGGACAAAAATCACTTATCACTGCCACAATTGTGGATATTCAAAGCCCATACTTACATTTTTAAAAGAGCATTATCCTTCGGTTGCCAAAAAATACACCAAGATTCTATTCAAAAACAAACGACAGACCCGCCCTGAATTGGTGCAAACCAAAATCGAAGAGGACACTTCCGAGAACCAACAACGCCGCCTCAATCTAAAGAAATTATGCAAGCTGCCGGACGACCACGAAGCCGTTAAATATTTTCACAAGCGGATGATGCCAGTCCGGTTCATGCGTTATTTCTATTGGACGGATAATTTCCAAGAGTATGTCAACTCAGTAATACCGGATAAATTTGAAAATGTAATGGAGTCCGACCCACGGATTGTCATTCCTTTTTATTCGCAACACCGCCAGATATTCGCCGTGCAGGGACGTTCGTTATATAAAACAGGTTTACGATATATTACCATTAAATTTGATGAGTCCCATAAAAAGGTTTTCGGCCTTGAGCGGATGGATGCTTATAAAACCATTCTGGTATTTGAGGGAGCATTTGATTCAATTTTTATGCCCAATGCCATCGCCTTCGGGGGAGCAGATTTGGATTTAAAATATCTCCTGGATTTGGCATCGCAGGAAAAATATATATTTTGCTATGACAACGAGCCGCGGAATAAAGAAATGTGCAAGCGGGTCGAGAAGGTTTTAAACGCCGGATTCCGAGTTTGCCTAATGCCGCACAAATTGAAAAAGCACGGCAAAGATATCAATGATTTAATCATGGCCGGTATGTCAAAGGAAGAGATTTGTGGTATAATTAAGGCTAATGTGGTTCAAGGAAAATTCGGTTTAATGAAATTTAAACTCTGGAAAAAAGGAAAGTAAATGTCAAAATTTTACACCTCAATTGCTCAAATGGGAGAGAAAATCGTTCACGTTTATTACGAGAACGGAAAGCGATATGAAGAGGAAGTCAATTTCGAGCCCATGTTAGGCAAAATGGTCCGATCGCCAAAGCCGGACAAAGAGTATCAGTATCGGGATATTTATGGCAACCCTCTGCAATGGAAGCGATTTGACAACATTGGCAAATATCGAAACTTCCAAGATGAATATGAGGAGGTCGATTTTTACGGCACCATGAAAGAGGAGTATCAATTCCTTGGAGAGAATTATCCAGACGTTATGGATTACGACCTATCACAGGTCCGGCCGTTTTTGATTGATATTGAAATTGATTCATCGGAAGGTTTTGCCAGTGTAGATGAGGCAAAGGCCGCAGTGACGTCCGTATCGTTAAAAGATATGCGGGGCAACCGGTATTTTGTATTTGCAACAAAGGAATGGGACCCAAAGAAAACCTGCCTCAAGGATTCTGCCGGCCCGTGGATTGATTTGAAAAAGGTGAAGTTTTACCTTTGCAAAACCGAAGAGGATATATTCAAAAAGATGCGGATGGTTATCCGCAAAGAAAAGCCGGACATGCTCATTGGATTCTATTCCAAAATGTTTGACTTCCCCTATATCATCAAGCGGGGCAGATATGTTATGGGCAAAGAATATATGAATGGATATTCGCCTTTCGGTTTTACCACGGTCAAGAAAAAAGTCGACCGATTGACTGGTCGAATTATTGATTACTTCACCAAAATGGAAGGCATTCCACTGCTCGATTTCCAACTCATGTATAAAAAATTCATCTATACTCCACGGGAAATGTATAGCCTGGATTATTTGGCCGAGCAGGAACTGGGGGATGCAAAACTGGATTATTCCGAGTATGACACCTTGAACGATATGTGGGTAAAAGACCCGCAAAAATACATCGATTATAATATATGGGATGTTGAATTGATGGATTTAATGGACCAGAAGTTAGGTCTGATTGACCTAACAATGACCATCGCTTATTATTCCAAAACCAACTTCGTTGATACCTTGGGGACGGTTGGAGTTTGGGATTCGATATTTTACAACACCCTGAAAAAGAAAAATATCATGATTCCGCCAAAGCACACTGGCGAGAAGGAAGATTACGCCGGTGCCTATGTTTACAAACCGGAGACCAAAATCCACGACTGGATAATCGCAGTCGATTTAAAATCCCTATATCCGCACGTGCAACAGCAATACAATATCTCGCCGGAGTCTTTGATTGATGATATGCGATGGGATATTGATATCGAAATGGATTTGGATGACCGATATCTGGATGAAAAATTTGAGGCACCAGAGCAATATATCATGGCCGCAAATGGGTGCTTTTTCCGCAAGGATAAGGAAGGCATCGTGCCGGGTCTTCTGCGGGAGATTTATAGCAATAGAGTCGTGGCCAAAAAGGAAATGAACGAGTGGCGACAAAAACTTCAGGCCTGGAAAGAAGAAAACGGTATCGAAGTCAAAACCGAGTTTAAAGAATATAAGGGTCCGGATGAGCTAAAAAAGAAGTGGGCAGAATTCAACAAAAAAGTATCGACCCTGAACAATTATCAGATGGCCATGAAGATTTTAATGAACTCCGAGTATGGCGCACTGGCCAATATCCACTTCCGGTATTATGACGTCCGCCTTGCATCGGCCATCACCCTCTCCTCTCAATTGGCTTTAAAATGGGCCGCGAAGCGGGTAATGGAGCATCCGCACCGCAAAAAGTATCGATGGGAATTGATATATGGGGACACCGATTCACTTTACCTATCAGTCAAATATGTGGTCGAACAAATCCGCCTTCGGAATGAGGGGATTACCGATGTCGAATTGGTAAAGCAGGTCAATGCTTTCGTGGCCAAAATTATCCAACCGATACTTTCGGACGGATATGAAGCCCTTGCAAAATATGTCAACGCCAATGAAAATCGGATGTTTATGAATCACGAGAAAACGATTACCAACGCCTTGTGGACTTCAAAAAAGCATTATGCTCTCAATGTTTTATGGGATGAGGGAGTTACATATCCGGTGCCGAAATTAAAGGTCAAGGGGATTGAGGTTGTCCGGTCTTCCACGCCCAAAATCATCCGAGACGCTTTGAAAGAATCAATCGGAATTATGTTGGCGGATGAATCAAAGCTCCTGGATTTCGTAAAGGAGCAAAAAGCCAAATTTAAATCCAATGAAATTATGGATATCGCCTTCCCACGGTCTGCTAATAATATTGATAGGTTTTTAGTCGAGAAGGCGGACGGGTCATTGGCCTATGGCCTCAAAACTCCTATCGGCGTCCGTGCCGCCATCGTTTACAATAACCATATTAAAGATATGGATGGATGGCCGCAGATAAATAGCGGGGAGAAGATAAAATTCGTTTATCTAACAAAACCAAACACGTTCGATGAAAATGTTATCGGTTTTATCCGCCGCATCCCTGAAGAGGCAGTCAAATACGTGGACTGGGATTTGCAGTTTGAGAAAACGTTTTTATCGGTTATTAAAAACATTTATACCAAAATGGGCCTGGTTTTCAAAATGTGCAAAGAAACGAATTTATCTGATATTTTTTAAAATAAAGCTAAAGTTTTGTTGACAATGGCCGATATAGGTTATAGAATGAGAAGAAAACGTCAACAAAATAGGAGAATTTAATATCATGGCCATGAAATTTAATTTTAAAGAACGCATCAGTAATAAGGTATTTGAGAACAAATTGATGAACTTGGTCGAAGAAAAATCTGGCCAAGACCCGACCAAACTGGTATATAAATCGAAGCATAAAGAAATGGACGGGACGGTTGTTTGGCTATATTACTGGAAAACCAAGACGGACGAAAAACCTTATGATAATCATATAGGGTCTTGGTGCAAAGGCCAAGGATGGGCATACGATTTTGACGGCAATGGAAACGTGGATTATTACGAAGAAACCAAAGCCGCATAAATAGATTTTGTGATGTCGGTAAAACCTTCGGGACACAATTGGTAAAAGTACCTGCTCCTTTCAGACTGTGATTGCAAGCACGACTTGATAGAGAGATTCCCAAAAGCCGCTTGACGGTGGGGTATAGGGAAAAAGACCTCCGGCATCACGGCGATATAGCCGCAGGGAGAGGTGGAAGGTGGAGATGTCGCTGAATCAAAAAGTGGCATCAAGTATCCCTGCGTAAACCAATTAATGAGGTAAAAATCATGGGTAAAAGAATCCGAGAAAATTTCAATGATGTCAATGGTAATTGGGTTATTGAAGGTGATTACGTTTATGCTCACGGAGTAAATGAGGGACTGGAAGGCACCGTTGTAAGATGCAACGATGACCCTTCTGTAAAAGCCTTCAACGTAATGACCAAGGATGGTATAATCCAATATTTTAATCGGGAATGGACACGGAAGGAAATCAACTTCCAAAAGTGGGCAAAAAAGCAGGGGGATTATACTGACCCCGAAGCCGTTAAGAATTTTCTATCAATGGCTGTCGGTGAGCAAGTCGACCAAGTTCTCAAAGAGGTCGAGTCCGCCGAAGAAGAATTGGTAAAAATTATCCCGACTGCCGTATGGGATGACGAATATTATAGTTTTGAGGTATAATGAATTTCAACAACATCATAAAAGAAAACGCCAAATCCGTCCGGTCAGGCCAAGTTGAAATTACCTGCAAATGTGGTTGTGGCAGGAAAAGATTTGTTCGAGCCGCCGATGTCAAACGGGGATGGGGACTATTTTATTCCAAATCCTGCAAAGCAAAATGGCAGGAGAGACGAACCGGTCAGTATCGAGCATATAAAAACCGGACTGACCGGATATCCAATAATATTTTTGATGATGTTGAAGGGGACTATCCCGAAGGATGGGATGGCCACAAAGACTTTTAAGGAGTATAATATGAATGATTTAGGAACGTTTATCACATTGTTAATTATCGGGGTCGCTCTGGTTTTTATGTTTTATGTCACGCCGGAAGCCGGATATAGTATACCACAACTTCCACTTTAAGGAGTAAAAATGTTCAACGTTTTAAGCCTTTTCGATGGGATGTCTTGTGGGCAAATCGCACTGGAACGAGCCGGAATTGAATACGACCATTATTTCGCCAGTGAGATTGACCAATACGCCATCCAAATCGCCCTTAAAAATTATCCCGATACAATCCAACTGGGGGACATTACCAGTCTGAAAACAGACCTATTGCCGCCCATTGATTTATTAATGGGAGGTTCGCCCTGCCAGTCTTTTTCCAATGCCGGAGACCATACCGGATTCAAAGGTAAGTCCGGCCTGTTTTGGGAATTCGTGCGGGTATTTAAAGAGGTAAAACCCAAATATTTCCTTTTTGAAAACGTCAAAATGAAAAAGGAATGGCGGGATATAATTTCTGCAGAGCTTGGGGTCGAGCCCATTTTAATCAACTCCGCATTGGTATCCGCCCAAAACCGCCAACGGTATTATTGGACAAACCTGACCGATAAACAGCCACGGGATAAAAATATTTTATTGGCTGATGTATTGGAAGATGGGGTCGTTGACCGAGATAAATCCTATTGTTTGGATGCCTCATATTTTAAAGGCACAAACCTGCGGGGATACCTTGGCAAAAATCGCCGCCAAGTCGTCTTCACGGAACGCCGCACGGAACAGGCCAAACGCATCCGCCGCAAATTCCGTCAGGCATATAAGACGGATTACTCGCCACGCAGGGGCAAAGAACTCGTTACCCGCACCGATGATAAAGCAAATTGTTTGACCACGTCCGGCCTAACAAAAGAGCATATTATCATGGAGAAGGCGCAGACCATTTTATCGACCATTTATAAAGAGAATGTCAAATCGATGCTCAAACGAAATAAAATGGGTCTGGTCATTGGGGAAGAGGATATGGATAAAATCCACTTCCGCAAATTAACGCCTCTGGAATGCGAACGGTTGCAAACGGTGCCGGACGGTTATACCGAAGGGGTCTCAAACACGCAGAGATACCGGATGGTGGGGAATGGATGGACGGTAGACGTTATCGCCCATATGCTCCAATATATCGGGAAGGATGACGGCTTCAATGAGGTAAATTTATTAGAATTATTTTGAGGTGATTATGCAATTTTCAACCATGAAAAAATCGCTCGAGATTTTTGAAAAATATCTCAACCTGGACGATGAATTTTTTGAATCCGACCACGATATTATTTATGGTCCGGACTTCGATAAACTTGAAAAGATGACTCCAGAGGATAAAAAAATATTGGAGGATGAATTAAATTGGTTTGAAGATGATGGGTATTGGTCGCACCACTGCTAATGGATTTTCAAGAATCAGCCGCCTATTATATGGAACTTTATCAGCTCAGTCTGAGAAATTTTGACTATTGGTTGGACGATACTTTCTTCAGAAATAGTGAAAATAAACCTAAAGTTTTGTTGACAACTGCCGATATTAGTTATAAGATTAGAAGAAAACGTCAACAAACCATAAGGGGATTGAAATGAATAAGGAAGAATTTTGCAAACGCACCGGCCAAAAATACGAAGAAGTAAATGAGGATGATTGGAATCTTATCCAGACGGTTTACAATTATCATCCGCTGATTTCGGACGTTAAAGGCAAAGACGAACTTTGCTCGCTTTTTCTCCAAGGTGGATTTGGCCTGATGCAGGACATGTTTGGAACGGCCAATGAGATAATGGTCAGGGAAGGAAATGTCCAGTCGGCAATGGTAGAGAAGGAAAAAATCCAAAAGCAGTTTGATGCCGATTTAAAAGTACTCAACGCCAAATTTACCGAAGATATGTATTTGCAAAATGAATCAATCCGCATGAATACCGGCCAGATTGAAAATATAACGGATAAATATTTTAACGGGGAGAGGTAATTATTATGATGAACGTAAATCATCGCCGCAAAACCGAGACCTTTAATATCGATGACATGAGGATAAAAGTCACCGCCTATCAAAAAACCAGTGTCGGGAATCCGGCAGGATTTTCGGTAAAGGTTGATGATTGGCATGAGCATAATAAATTCGAATATCATGTCAATGTTTTGGATATCAACGAAGCCATTTTTCGGGGATTGCACAAATTTCTGCAACGGGAACTTGGCCTTGATGATATGGTCACCTATATGAACGTCCGGTCAGATGAGAATGCAAGACCGGTGACGCTTTGCATCAAGGCCAGAGATGGTAAATTTTTGATGCATAATCAGGAAGGGGAATTTTTGGTTGAAGAAAAAACTTCCTGCTCCGATGATGCTTGTGGATTTCGGCATTGGGAAATATATAACGAAAACAACACCGACAAAATTTGCTCAGTATGCAAAAGCAAAGGGGAAGATTTTTATTTGGCAGTTTCTGAGACCGCATCTACCAAAGGCACCGACCTTTACGAAGCCGCCGCCCGATTAATTATAAAAAGCTTGGAGTGCCATGCTCAAGTATTGGTCGAGCCAAAGATTGACCATTGACCTGCCGCTTGAGGCAGGGGGATGAGCCAAAGATTGACAGGCCGAAAAAGGGACGCCACATGGGGAAGAGAAGGGTTGCTATAAGGGCATATAGCATGAAGGTTGCTTTTATCCTTCGCCCAACTCAGCCGGTATCAAATCCGGCCACTCCATTCGCTTAAGGAGAAATGAACATGGGATTTTTATTAGTAGCATTCTGCATCGTTTGTGTGACCAGAATTTTAAGTCAATTTATTTTAGGATAGGAGAACTGATTATGCCACGGAGTAATGGAGAAACTATTGGCTTCACCGAAGATGAGCAGTTTGAAAGATTCGCCAAGCAAGCCCAATATTATGGTGGGGATTGTTACGGTATAAATTTCATG